ATGCTGAAAGACCATGTGGTCATCGAAGGGCTCGACGACCGCAAGGCGCGACTCCGCGCCGCACTCACACGAGGCGATGAATAATCTTCTCATCTCGGCTTCATGACTACCGTTGACGATTCCATCGCGTTCGAGACTGAAGTTGATCAGTGGCTGGTGAGTTGCTACGCGCATCCCCTGCGCTACGTGCTCGGGGCGTGGACCTGGGGTGTCGGCGCGCTCGAAGGCAGCGACGGCCCGAAGCCGTGGCAGCGCCAGTTCCTGCTGGACCTCGGCGCGCACGTGCAGGCGCATCGCTTCAATGGCCGCGACCCGGTACCGACCGTGAAGATGGCGATCTCGTCAGGTGTGGGGCCTGGCAAGACGGCGCTGCTCGCCTGGGTGCTGCATTGGCTGATGGACACGCGGCCGGATTGCAAGTGCCGCGTGACGGCGAATACCGTGACGCAGCTCGAGACGGTGACCTGGGCGGAGGTGCGCAAGTGGGGCGCGCTGAAGCTCACCGCGAACCGCTGGACGATGACGAGCGAGCAGCTCTACGCGACGGGCGACCGCGTGAACTGGTTCGCCGTGCGGACCACGTGCGCGCCCGAGAATGCGCAGGCGTTCGCCGGCTGGCACAATCGCACCTCGACCACGGCGAACTTCTACGACGAAGGCGGCACGATTCCGGAGGAGATTTTCGAGAAGGGCCGCGGTATCGAAGTGGACGGCGAGAGCTTTCAATTCGTGTTCGGCCAGTGCTCGCGGCGGTCCGGTCAGTTGCATCGGGCGGTGTTCGGCGCTGAGCGGGATGCGTGGGACCATCGCATCATCAACGGCTACGATGTCGTGACGTCGCCGGTGGTGCTCGCGAAATACAAAGAATGGGAGGACACCTATGGCGGGGAAGATTGCGACTACTGCCGTGTGCACATCAAGGGCTTGCCGCCGAACGCGGACGAGCTCCAATACATCGACCACCTGCGCGTGCTCCAGGCCACGAAAAACAGCGTGCAGATTGTGCAGGGCGATCCGCTGATCGCTGGCGTCGATGTGAGCGGCGGTGGCAGTGCGTGGAGCGTGTGCCGCTTCCGTCGCGGCAATGATGCGCGCTCGATTCCGCCGATTCGGCTCACGGGCCAGCAGACGGTGGCAAACGACCGCGCATTGCTGGTGTCGAAGCTGGCGAACGCGTTGAATGAGCACGCGATCGATGCGATGTTCATCGACAGCGCGTTCGGGGCGGTGATTGTCTCGAAGTTGCGGGACATGGGCTTCAAGCAGGTGTTTGAGGTGACGTTCGGCGGCGAGTCTCCAGAGCTGATGGCTGACGGCAAGACCCCGCGCGATGCGAACATGCGCGCGTTCATGTATCGCAAGTGCAAAGAATGGTTGCCGTTGGGGTGCATTCCGGAGCGCGACCAGCGGCTACAGGACGACCTGGAGGGTCCGGGGTATCACATCAACCGGCGGAACCAGCTGGTGATTGAGTCGAAGGAATCGATGGCGGATCGCGGCGTGCCGTCGCCGGACGACGGGGACGGGCTGGTCCTGACCTTCGCGCAGAAGGTGCGAGCGAAGGCGGTAAGCCAGCCGATTGTTGTCCGTCCGGTGCAGTCGACGGTAGGCGTGACGGGTTGGATGTCTTGACAGGGCTGGCTAGTATATGCTTAGGGCGGCTGTGGACCTGAATCCGACCGTGGAGCGCGACTACCCGCCGTTGACGCCGTTCGAGGTGCTGCGGGAGGATGTGCTGCGGGCCCGCGGGGTGCGGCGCTCTGGCGAGGAAAACAACGAGCTGCAGATGCTGTGGCTGCGGCAGTGGCTGTGGGGCGTGCTGGCACGCCAGGCGGTGCGGGTGTCATGAACGCGGATGAGCAGCGGACGCATCGCACGGTGACGCAGACGCTGGGCGCTCGGCTCGATGATGTCGAAGTCGTGACGGAGCGGAACAGCCGGAACGGCGAGGCGCTGTATGCGGGGCATGAGTCGAACGCGCAGCAGATTGCGTTACTGATGGACCGCGTGCAGGCGCTGAGCGAGCAACAGGATGCGCTTCGGCGTGAGTTCGACTATTACGCGCGAGAACGCGGCGCGCAGATCGAGGAGCTTCAGCGCGTGCTGCGCAGTCATCTGCGTGCCTCATTCTGGCATCGGCTGCGCTGGCTGGTAACGGGGGTGTTGCGTGGGTAGTCTGGTCACCGCATGGTTGCAGTGGCGCCACGGGAACGTGTATGCCCTTCCTCCGCCGATTGGGTGGAATCCGTTTGTGTCGGTCACGTGGTCGCAGCGCGCGCGATACTACGCGCGGTATGCGTGGTGGCGCCTAGAAAGGTGGTTGTTCAATCGATACGGACAGGCACAGCGTGAGGCATAGCTGCGGTGGCGAAATGGGTAGTGCTCGCGACCCACTGCCGTGGCGTCTCCCTAACCTTCCGAACGCGGGCTATGCGACGCAGCGCGAGAAGGGCCTGAGCGATGCGATCATGCAGTTTTTGCGCGACATTGAGCGGCACCGGTTCACGCTTTTAACGATCGTGATTGCCGGCAAGGAGCAATGGCGCGTGAATGCTCAGGAAACATGGCGAGCGCTGCGTATCGGCGAGGACCACCAACTCCTCGACAGCGTATTTTCGTATCTGGAGCTGCTCAGCGTGCGTCCTGGCGTGCAACGAATGCTACTGAAGGCGCACAATAACCCGCAGCAGTGGCGCACGATTATGGACGCGGCGCGCCCGCATCTCGAGCGCGAGCGCGAGCAGGTGCGGCGCCTCGAGAACGGCTGGCGCGGATGAAGCCCGCGCTCCCCGCTGTCCGCAAGTTGTGCGCGCGCTGTGGGCTCTGCGCCTTCGCCGCGTCGGCCGTGACAGAAGTTGCACTCCGTGAGGCGATGGTCGACCACGAAGAGCACACCCATCTCGGCCTCGCGGTGCAGGTGCATGGCTAACGTCCACGGTCCTCACATCGCGCCTATGGCGGAACGCCGTCGGTATCGCCGGCGTCTGACGCGACAGAAACGCCGCGAGAAAACCTACGCGTTCTATCGCCGAATTGCTCCGGATGCGGTGGAAGATTCACGGTGGCCGTGGCCGCGACTGTCGCTTGAAGCGGATCGGTGGACTGGTCGGCGACAAGGCGCTGTTAATGGCTAGCATCCCCAGCGATCTCATCGCCGAAGCCCGCCGCCGCTGGACGAAGTGCGCCGACGCGGAAGACGGACAACGTCGGCGTATCCTCGCGGCGAAAGAATTCCGCGCGGGCAATCAGTGGCCGGATGCGATCAAGCGCGCCCGTGAAGGCTCGCAGGCGCTGGCCGGCGTGCCCGCGCAACCGCCGCGGCCGTGCCTCGTGGTGGATCGCCTGAGCCAGCCCGTGCGCCAGACCAGCAACACCATCAAGAACGCGGACTTTGGCTTCGAGGTGCTCCCGAACGGCTTTGGCGCGAACGACGAGGTTGCCGAGATCTACAAAGGCTACATGCGGCGCGTGCAGAACAATGCGCGCGGCGAATCGCCCGTCGAGTGGGCGGCGGACGGCGCGATCGAAGGCGGCCTGGGTTGGTTCCGCTTGCGCACCGAATTCGTGCATGAGACCTGGGACGGCGACCCGAACGATCCGGAAGTGTTCGACCAGGAGATTCGCGAAGAGCGCATCACGAACAACCTGAGCGTGTATTGCGACCCGAACGCCGTGTTGCCGACGCGCAAGGATTCAGTGTTCATGTTTGTGACGGAAGATCTCGACAAGGACGAATTTAAGTTGACCTATCCAAAGGCCGATGTGCGCGGGCTCGAAGAGTTCATGGCGACCGGCGACACGGACATGAAGAACTGGGTCAACAAGGACACGATTCGCATCGCCGAGTATTGGCGCATCGAATACGACAAGCGCACATTCTGCGAACTGCTGGACGGCACCGTGGTGGAGAAGACTGCCGATTCGCCGACCTACGCGAAGGACCAGATTCGGCGCGAGCGGGTGATGCGCGTGCCGCGCGTGCTGTGCGACAAGATCAACGCGATTGAATCGTTGGAGCAATACACGTGGGTCGGCTCGCGGATTCCGCTGATTCCCGTGCTCGGCGAAGAATTGAACGTCGACGGGCGGCCGGTGCTGCGCGGCATCATCGACGAGGGCATGGACGCGCAGCGGATGATCAACTATACCTACAGCGGCGCGATGGAAATCTTCGCGCTGAGCAGCAAGAAAGCGCCGATGATTCCGGCGGCGAGCGTGGCGGCGTATCAGCCAATCTGGCAGACGCGCACGCTCTACAATCACAGCTACCTGCCCTACGATGCGTGGGACGATCAGGGGCGGCAACTCCCCCAGCCCACGCTTGATCAGACCGAGGCGCCGATTCAGGCGGCCGTGGAACTCATGCGGATGTCGGAAGAAGCCGTGAAGGCGACGACGAGCACAGGCGATGCCTCACTCGGGAATTCGCATCCGAACGAACGCAGCGGCAGGGCGCTCGAGGCGCTGAAGATGCAGAGCGAGCTGGCGAACAGCAACTACCCGGATAACGTGCGTCGGGCGCGCATCTACGCAGCAGAACTCATGCTCGAGGTGATTCCGAAGATTACGCGGCCTGGGCAGATTCTCCAGATTCTCGGGATGGATGACGAGCCGAAGCAGGT